AACTGCGGACGGGATCTTTTCGGCGCTTGTGCCCGCCGTGGCGGAAGTTTCGGACATGGATCGAATCTCCTTTGAGGTATGCGAACTGGCCGGCGTATCGATCCGCGCCGGTTCGGAAACTGTGTCAGGGATTGACGCCGCGCGGCCGATGCCCACGACCGGATCAGCGGGAACCGCGACGAGCGAAACCTCGTACGGTTCCCAATCGGTCACGCGGTAGGTCGGCTCGCCGTCCCTGGTCGAAATGAGTTGCATTTCATTGACGCGATAACCGACGGAAGTATTCACTAAAATTTGATCGTCGACGTTCGCCAGCGCGTCGGCGCCCGCGGCGCTGCGCGAGAAACGAGCGACGCCCGCGCCGATCTTATCGGAGCGAATAGACGCCGAGTCCATCACTCCGATTTGCTGGCGCATGTCGTGATTGAGAAGCAGCGGCGCGCGGCCGGACTTCAGGAAATCCATTCGAACGGCCGCGGGAGAATGGTCGAGCTGCTCGCCGCCGAACCATCGTTGCACGACGGTGGTTTCGCTCGAGAATGTCAGAGCTCGCGTGCGTTTTTCATTCGCCATCGGCGTGTCCTCGCTCGAAAGTGCCCTCGACGGAGGTCAGGCAGCAATCGCGCTTCTGAAATTCGCTGGAGTGTTTCTCGACAAACTCGCGCGCCTGGTCCTCGTTGATATCCCGAATGGCAAGCGTTCGCCCGTTCGGAAATGTCAACGTCGCTTTGCGCGCGCTGGCGTCATAGTCCAGCTCGACGGTTTTCTCGCTCATGCTTTACCTCGAAATGGGAATACGCGCGCCGGCGTGTCCTCGGTTGTGGTATCGGCCGGCGCGGCCGGCGCCGGCGGCGCGTTGCCATCCGCAGGAGCTCCGGCGACCGGAATAATATTGCCCTCGGCGTCGAGGATGATCTGCCCGCGCGTTTCCGCCGGTACGTAGACCTGCGGCGAGGTATCGAAATACAGGCCCTTGTCTTTCATGGCGCCGAGTTCGCGCTCGCGGCCCTCGAGGATATCGTCGAGGTCCTGGCCGTTCGCGGTCTGCGCAATCACATCGGCGACGGTCGTAAAGCCAGCTTTCACGGCGTCCTTGTAGGCCTGGACTTCCTTCGTCGGATCGATCCAGGACCAGCCGCGCGGTTTGAAACTCACGCATTCGAATTTTTCAGGATTCAGCGCATATTCGGCAATGCGAATCCCTGGGATCGATTCGGACAGGACGGCCGCTTTCAGCCACTCGCGATGCAGCTCGTAGCGAAACGCGCGCAGCCACCACAATTGCAGTGTTTTCCAGGTGTCGCGATCGTCCAGGAGCGCCAGGCGCGAGCTCGAATAATTCGATTGCGAATAATCGCGCGACAGCGATTCGTAAGAGGTTTTCGCGCCGGCCGCCATTTCCCGCAGCATGAAGCGCAAGAATCCCTCGGCCTGGCTGTTCGGCCGGTTCGGCGCAGCAAAGTTGAATTTCTCGCCAGGCCGCAGCTTGTCAATAATGCCCGGCGAGAGTTCGGTTTGCAGACTTCCGTCGGATTGCTCTTCTTCGTTCGGATTGTCGGCAAAGTCCGACTCAATGAATCCCATGTAAGAGGCCGCCGAGCGCGCCGCCACGATTTCCGCTTCCGTGTAGCCGTCGATATCGTTCAACTTACGTAGTACGGCGTGCATCCACGGCTCGCCGCGCGTTTGCGGCCAGCGGTCAATGATCCGCAGGTGAATGATATCGGCGGCCGGCACGCGCTCGAATTTGTCGACTTCGGGCGCAATAAATTTCAGCTCGCCAGGGTGCCTGGTGCGAATCCAATAGGCGACCGGCCGGTAAAACTTGGATTCGACTTCGACGCCCATTCGCAATTCATTGCCCGGCTCGGCCGGGCGCGATTGCATGAATTCGTCGGCGATCCGCTCCGGCTCGATCAGCTCGAGCGCAAACGGAATGGTTCCATCGCCGAATGGCCTCCGGTGTTTACGGAGAAAGGCCTCGCCGGTTTCGAAAATGCTCCCGAAACAGGCCCGCTCCAGGTCCGCAAAATGCAGCTCGCCGCCGGTATGACAGGTCGAGGCGCGCGACCAGGTACAAAAGGCTTCCTCGATCGCATCGTTAAGCGTTTCATTCATGGCGCCGCGACTGGTCATTACATCGGCCTGCAAGCCGACGCCGGGACCAATGACGTTGTTCACGACGATATCGCGCGCGCGATTGGCAAAGGCCGAATCGCGCACCAGCGCGCGCGAGCGCGAGCGCATGATTTGCAGACTGCTGGCGAGCTGCGTGTCCGCGCTCGTATTGGCGACTTGCCAGGACGCCGTGAGGCGCGAGGATTCGGCGCCGGCGTACATGCGGTGACCGGTGCGTCCGCGCGGATTTTTCCCGCCCGGCGCGATCATGCGCGCCAAGCGCGAGCGGACTTGATCAAACATTGCCGAACCTCACAAAAACCCGGCGCTTGCTCCCGAGGCCCGCCGCGACGTCGGCGGCGCTTTGTTCGGCCTGGACCTCGAGCCGGTAGGTTTTGCGCAAATCCATCAGCTCCGAAAGTGTCCGACGTTGGAGCGAGCGGCCGGCAATCGTCATGGATTGCTGGTCATTGGTTGCCGCCCCTTCGATAACGGCCTCAATGGCATCGAGGACGCGCTGCGCGTGGCTGCGTCGATCCAGATTCCCGGCCGCGGCCGGATCGGCCTGCAACGTAATTCGGCCGCTTTCGACCGTGGTGCGCGCGGCGCCATTGGTGACGACAAAAAGCCAGCGATACGCGCCAGGGCGCAATGCGGCCGTGGTCGCGGCCGCGACCGATGCCGAAAACACGGTGCCGCTCGCCGTTGCGGCTACGCTGAATGCCTTGTAAGCGTTTTCGAAATACCAGACGCCCGACCAGGTGCCGGCCGGGTACGTATCCGTCAAATCGCGCGACCAGGTCCAAAGGTCGCCGGCGACCAGCTCGGCAGGGACTTGCGTCGGCGTCGTCAAGTTACTTTCTCCAGCCTTTGACCCATGAGGCGCGCGGCGCGCTGCGGCGCTGCGGCGCGTTGAATTCTGGCGCCGTTGCCGGCGCGGCGGCCGGCTCGATCGGCTCGATCATCGTGGCCGCCTCGCTCGGTAGCGTCGACCTGGCCGCGGCCTTGGCGACGTTTGCGGCCCGAAAACTGAGGACCGCCCCGCCGCCGCGGCCGATCATGGCCGCGTAAGCGTAAACGGTACAATCGAGCGCCTCTTGGCGGCTGCCGCTCGAGCGCGGCCGCCACACGCGCACGCGCCGGCCCATGCTGATTTTGTGGATGACCGTTTCGCTGGTGAATTGATCGAACCATTCCGGCTCGGTCGTCGCGTCAAAATGCAGGTAGCCGGGCCCGGCCTCGAGGACCTTTTTCACGCGGCCATAGAGCAAGTCTTTGACGGTGTCGACACCGATCAACCACACATCAACGTTGATTTTCCGGCCGCGCCCTGGTCGCTTCGGCCACACCAGGCGCCCTTGTCCGCCGATGCCCTTAATAGCCCACACGCGGAAGCGTTTTCGTTTCGCGCAGTAGTGGTAAACGTTTTCGGTGAAGTGTCCGCCCGAATCAATGCAAGTGGCCTCAATCCCGAGCGTCCGACCGTCGTCGGTCGTCAATTTCCGGCGCAGCAACTCGTCATGTTCGCGCCAGAGCGCATCCGAACCCGGATTCCCGCGCAGTACCACATGCGCGATTTTCCAGGCCTCTTCCTCGGCGCCCCACCCCCATAGCGTCGACTCGAGTCGATCGTCCTGGACGTCGGTTCCCATCGTGACCAGGAGCACGCCAGGAGGCAGCGAGTTGTCGGTGTAAGACTCGCGCCGGGAAATGAGCCCGGCCGATTCGATCGTGTCGCCCTGGTCCGCCCAGGTTTCCCCGAGCGCCGTATTCGTCCAGGTCTGGAGCGTTTCCGGGAGCCGCTTCGCCTCGAGAAACGAGGCGACCAGTTCCGCCCAGGTAGCCCACGGCGAATAGATTTCGCTGATATGGAATCCGGCAATGCCGCGCGATTCCTTCAGGGCGCGCCACTCGCCCGCGGCGAGCATGGCCGCTTTTTGCGATTCGTCAATTTCAGCGCCGCAGTGCGCGCACACATAGCAGGCCTCGGCCGGCCGACCTTCCGGCCAGCGCACGCCCGCCCATACGAGCCGCTGCATTTCCTCGCAATGCGGACACGGCACGAAATAATATCGCTGGTCCGAATTTTCGAAACCCGCCTCGATCCGACTCGACCCCTTAATGGTCGGAGTCGATCCTGCCAACATACGACGATTCCAGAATGTTGTGGAGCGTTTGCGGCCGAGCGCGACCGGATCGCCCTCGGCGCCGGCCGAGCTCGGAAACCGATCGACCTCGTCGAATAACACGACCCGGATCGGTCGCGAGGCGAGGCCGGCCGGAGAATTCGCGCCGGCAATCGTCAGATGGCCGCCGTCGAAAGTCTTATGCAGCAACGTATTGCCCGAGTCGCGCGACCTGGCATCAGCAATCTTTCCGCGCAATGCCGGCGTGTCGCGGATCATCGGCGCGAGTCGGTCTTTGCTCCAGGCCTCGGCCATTTCCAAGGTCGGTTGAACCAGCAAAATCGGCGCCGGGTCCTGGTCTATGTAGTAACCGATGACGTTGTTTAAAATTTCCGTCCAGCCAATCTGCGCCGCTTTCATCAGCCAGATTTCGCGGATGGCCGGGTCCGAAACCGCGTCCATGATGCCGCGCTGATACGGCGCGCGCGAGGTCCGCCATTCGCCCGGCTCGGCGCTCGATTCGCTGCTAAGTCGCCGTTCCTTGTCCGCCCACGTGGCGACCGTTAATGCCGGCGGCGGCGCGAGACTTGCGAGCACCTTTCGCGTCAGGCGCGTCAGGTTTGCGCCGCTCGAGGTGCTCGCCCTTGGAGATTTCGCGCATCGCGTCGGCGAGTTCCTCGGAGATTCGGCCGGCGATAACTGCGGCATTTGGAATATTCACCAGTTGCGAGGCTATTTTCGACGGCAGGGAAAGCAATTTCCCGCGCACGGCGAGGACCAGGTCCAGCCAGGCGCGCTCCACTTGACCGGCCTCGATCAGCTCGCCGCGACGTAAGGCGTTTTCCATCGCCAATTTGTCAGCGGTTTCCTTGTCCTTGCGGGCCCGTTCCTGTTCCGAATCGAGCGCGTCGGCGTCGCCGCGCTCGCGCGCGACAAACCATGCCACCAGCGCCGGCGCGCTATAAGTGCCGTTGGCGTTTCGAGGTACGGCGCCGCCGGCCTTTTCCCAATCCCGGAGCGTGCGCGGCGTGACGCCCAGGAGCTCGGCCGCCGCCTGCTGCGTCAATGCGTGCATATTCATATTCGGAAGGAAGCCTTATCGCGCTGGCGCTAGAACTACACCGGGGTTTGCATTACC